TGTGCTTTCGCATCGTCTCAGGACACTCAGTGCTTGGTGGTTTCCATCCATGCTCACGCCAAACCTGATCGACCGGACGAAACCATTTATCGGGTTGAATTTGATGATCGATTAAATCGAGCCAGGAAGGGACTTGTCTATCTTCCATGTAGGTTGACTCCAGTAAAGGTAAGAAAAGCCCGTAAAAGCCCGTTTAAGGGCTTCTAGGGGCATTGTGACGGGTTAGATTAGCTTCCCGCTTAACCCTTTGGTTAGGCGATGAAGCAAAATCCTAGTTGGTGTGTACTCACTGTTAAACCAGAATGCTTCGTTGAATTCAGTTAAGAAAATCCAGCCGCCGTGGTTTTTCCGGTAGGCAATGGCATCGGTAAGGGTTTCAAATTGTCCGCATTTCATGATGGTTTTCCTATAGGTTGAAGAAGATTGCGCAGGCAAAAGCAATGCCAAAGAGTGCGGCAATGAGCCAATCGATTAGGCTTTGCTTCATGGTCTTTTGCCTGTAGCTTTGTAGTAAGTGGTGAATGCTGCACAACAAAAGCAAGCCTTACAGCCACAAATGGCTCCAGTTAAGGCGTGAGGATTGCGTAATGCTTCCAGCCCTTGGTTTTCCAAAATGCTGCGTGATTCGCGCAATTGATTGGCATAAGTTGGCTGTAAGTCGGTTACTGGTTGCATGGTGTTACCTCCGTGGTTAAGCGATGCTGATCGCATCCAATAGCCCACTGGTTGCAATGGGCTATAAGTTGAAATCATGCGGCTAGTGGCATTTGCTCTTCCGCTACTTTGGTATCAATCAAGTAATCCATTGCAGCTTGAGCCTTGCTTGCCGCCTTGATGATTGCGTTTTTGTCTTGCTTTAAGACTTTGAGCCACGATTCGATATAGCTCGCATGTTGCAACTGACCATCAACGCCGGTTTTCATGCAAAGCATGGCAGCGCCTAGTTCAGCGATTAGTTCCTCGAATGCGTAGGCTTCCGAACCGAACCGATTCATAAGCTGGCGATCAAGCCTTGTTTTTGCTCCAGTAGCATGAACGCACTCATGTAGCAATGTGGCGTGATAATCGGCTAATGATCGAAAGCTACTTAGTTCGGGCATTCCGATACAGTCCTTGCTTGCCTGATAGAACGCACTGCTAGCTTGCTGCACTCCGCCAGTCAAAGCTAGCTTATCGACTACAGCTTGCACTCTAGAATCGATTGAGCCTTGCAGCTTGCCTGATCCCTTGCTGAAAGTAGCGCCCTCTACATCATCAGCATTGAAAACAAAGTAATGCTTGAGCATTGGAATTGTGGCGTTTACATCATTGCCTGCGTCATCTTTTTTGCTGATTGATAATTGCTTCCAAAAGATGATAGGAACGCCTTTAGAACCCTTGCGAACGTTCAGGCCTGCATCGCTAGCTTGCTTAAACGTGAGCCAAGCATTTGATCGACCAAGGCCCATCATGCCGAGCCATAGTTGATTCATGCCTCGGTAAACCGTACCAGATACCGGATTGTAGGATTCGCAATCCTCATGCCAAGGCTTTACCCAAGGCGCAGTGCCTTGCTCTAATTCAGCAATGATGCGATCAGTGATTGTTTGAGCTATATCCATGATTTACCCCTATAAAGTTAGTAAGAGAATAATCACATGCTTTTTATGCTTGCATACTATACTTTAGTATATAAACACACAAATACACACCGAGACATTAGATAGGCAAGAGAAGTACTCTTTAAATCTTAAAGAATACATATAGGGATATAGGGTTTCCTATATATAGATATATGTTGGTTATCCTAAGACTCATGATGTAGGGGTACATGGATACAATCTCTTATATCCACGCGCGTAATAGATTTATTCGATAAGGGTACAAGGGACGGACGGTGAGCCTTTCCCCCTACGCAGTGCATGAGTAGGAACGTGCTCAAGGTCAATCGGGCAGGCATTGGCCACAACCAGCCGCGCAGATCAATCGTTGTCTGGCAATGCGAATGGGACGGGGGGTCGGGATTTGGGTGCACCACTACGCTTCCCGCCCCAAAGAAAAACTGTTTTTCCTGCCTACCTTAAATATCTATTTGTGTATGATGAGTACATCGACAACATGGAGATGTACGAGATGTTTACGTTAGAGAGAGGTTTAGATATACCGGAGAGGAAGACTGGCCCTAAATATCCTTACGACCAGTTAGAACTAGGAGATAGTTTCTACCTTGAAGGTGGTGATCTATCTAAGCTATGTAATGCTAACTATAGAGAGTGGAGAAGAACGGGGAAGAAGTTCACAGCAAGGAAGGTGGAGAATGGTGTAAGGGTATGGAGGATTGAGTGAAGCATGAAGATGCGGTGAGATGGATTACGAAGTATGCAGAAGGTGATCCAAGCTATCCGTATCTGGCGATGAAGTGGTATGAGGAAGAGAGAAAGAAACGTCCTTTGAGTGCTGATGAGCAAAAGACGGTGTTGTGGTTAAAGGAAAACTATGGAATTGAAGCCCGATTGCAGAAACTGCCACTACAGCCAAGAAATTGGACTAAAGGAAAGCCATGACGGTAAGGAAGTGGTCTTGATTTGCATCCGAGATGGCTTGCTGGCAGAGAAGGTTTGCACCTATTACGAATATGAACCAGGCATTGAATGAAGTTTGACCTTAATCACTTCTACAAGTTCTGCAAGGAACTGAAGGTAGAGACCAAAGAGCTAGGCATTCAACGCTTAGGCAATCGTTTGCTTGGTAGCCAGACCTATGTGATGGAAGAGATCGCCAAGGGTCTGAACAATGACATTCACTTCTTTGTGATTCTTAAAGGCAGGCAGCTTGGGATTACAACCATATCGCTTGCCTTAGACCTTTACTGGCATTTTAAGAACCCTGGGTTTCAGGGAACGCTAACGACTGATACCGAAGAGAACCGAGACCAGTTCAGAACCACACTTGCCATGTACATGGATGGTTTGCCACCGGAGTACAAGATTCCATTGATGACGCATAACAGGAATCAGATGGTCTTAAAGAACCGCTCAAGGCTCTTCTACCAGGTAGCTGGCTTGCGAGCCAAGGGTTCATTAGGACGTGGTAAAGGCATTACCTATCTGCATGGCACAGAAACGTCGTCTTGGGGTGATGAAGAGGGATTGGCTTCCTTGCTGGCATCGCTTGCAGAAAAAAATCCCAATAGGCTTTACCTTTTTGAAAGCACAGCGCGAGGCTTTAACATGTGGCATGACATGTGGGCAGTGGCTAAACGTGCAAGAACCCAGAAAGCCATCTTTTGTGGCTGGTGGCGCAATGAACTCTACAGTGCTGATGCCAAGTCAGACGTCTATAAGGTGTACTGGGATGGCAAGCTAAGTCCTGAAGAGAAAGAATGGACAAGAGAAATTAAGAAGCTCTACCAGGTAGAGATCAATTCAAGGCAGATTGCTTGGTGGCGATGGAAGATGAATGAGGGGATTAAAGACGAAGCCCTCATGTATCAGGAGTTTCCACCGACTGAAGACTATGCCTTCATCATGACGGGTTCGAGTTTCTTCTCACATGCCCGTTGTACTGATCAAGCCAAGGTTGCCAAGCAGTTGTTACCCCGGTTCTACCGCTTCTCAATGGGACAATACTTTGAAGACACTGAGTTAATTAACTCAACAGAGCGCATGGCAACGCTCAAAGTATGGGAGGAGCCGATTGAAAACGCCTACTACGTCATCGGTGCTGATCCAGCATATGGAAGCAGCGACTGGGCTGATCGTTTCTGCATCCAAATCTACCGCTGCTATGCAGATGGACTTGATCAAGTTGCGGAATTCGCTACCTCTGAACTCAACACCTACCAGTTCGCCTGGGTTGTCTGCTACCTGGCAGGGGCTTATAAGAACTCCACCCTTAACTTAGAAGTGAATGGCCCTGGTCAAGCTGTGATCAATGAGATGCGCAACCTTAAACGCCAGGCGCAGACGATGGAGCCGCGCAAGGCTAGAGGTTTAATGGACGTCCTATCGCACATGCAGCATTACCTGTGGCGGCGTAATGACTCATTAGGCGGTGTCTCAAACTCGTTGGGTTACCT